TTTCAAGGTCTTGTATTTCTTCTTGATTCTTATTTATCTTTATTGAGTGCGAATTGGTGTCTTTCTCAAAGGATTCTACCTTGCTAGTCATAATACCTTGCGTGTAGATAAAAGTACCTAATATCGTACATATTGTTAATACTGTTCCTAGTGATATTTTCTTATCAATCATCTATTACTCCTGCAACTCTATCTGATAATGCTTTTGCTCTATTAGGAGAATCGCTTTTAGCCCATTTGCTATCGAGCATTTCTGTGGACATATTGATCCAATCACCACTAGAAGCATATCCGATTGTTTTTTTGAACTTACTAAAGCCACGAACACCAATTTGAAAGCACATCTCAACTATAACATCTTTAATCGTATCAGGACAACCATCATACCAATCAAAGGTTTCTACTACTCTCTTTTCTAGTTTAATGATCTGATTAACAAGAATATGCTCTGCGATTCGTTCATCTATCTCTAAGTCCTTGATTGCTGCACCATATCCAATAGTGTCAAATCCATTAGAGCATTGATATACCTTAGATCTGAATCCCTCGTGCTGTTTGATGGAATCAAGTAAGCTAGGCATTAAAGATATTAACCAACTAATCCACTATTACTGACTACTCTTACGCCACAGGCAATGACTGCTGCGTTAGCTGCAAATAACTGGTCGGTTGGTGCTTTTTTAATTATCACAGTATCAGAGCCATCTAATGAGAATGTTCCAATATCAGTTCCATCTGCTTGTTCTAGTGTTACTAGATATTCTGTTCCTGTTGCTGCTGTATTATGTAGTCTAACATATTCAGTTGTTCCTATATTGGAAGCTGCCCCAGTATTTACTCCTAATGCTGCTTCTGTTGTTTTTGGTGTAAATATAATGCTCATTATTCACCCTCCACAATTTCTACTTTGTTTTTATGATATTCTGTTGATCTTTTAATCTCAGATTCAGTTAAACCTGTTCGATATATCACATTCCCATTCTTCTTAGTAATTTTATACTTAGTGTCTTTGGATTTTGTAGCTTTCTTTCCACCTGTTGTTTTCTTTTTAGCTCCAGCCATAGTTGCTCCTGTTATTTAATTATTTTACCATTTTTATCAAAACTTACACCACCAAATACTCCTAAATTTGTTATAGACTTTCCTCTTTTCTTCTTTTGTATTCTATCATCTAATTCAGAGTAATAATCCATATAATCCATCTTCTTGCCCTTGTAATATGCTTCTTGCCCTTTCTCGCCTTCAGCAGAAAGTAATAGGTCGTCATTAGGATTTAAATCTACTCCACCAAGTTTGTGTCCACCTATATTCTTTTTCTCGGAGAATGATTGTTTCTTTTTATTTATAATCTGTGTCATAGTTTTCTTGTAACTATGGGGTGCTTTCACACCCCATAATCATTATTTCTTTACTTATGCTATTTCACTTTGAACAACAGCACCGTGTTCACCAACTAACTCATCAACGCTGAAGTAGCCATTAGCCACTACAAAAGTTGAAGATGCAGGTGCGTTTCTTTCTAACTCTACATTAATAAAGCTACCACCTCCTGTATCTTTAACTGCTGCTGCAAGTGCTGATTTCGCAAACAAACCACCTTTTTTGTCATTTGAATCTGCACCATCTACAACCTGTGGAGATGTGTAAACTGAAACACCACCAAGAATTGAAGCGAATCCTGCACTTCTTATTTGATCTCCAACTCCTGAAGCGCTCAATGCTCCTTTTGAATCCTCAGTAGCAGCAGCACCTATCTCAGAAGTAATACCAAATGTTCCATAGTATTGTTGTGGGTGCACAACCATTGCGTATGGTCGCATTGCATCATTAGCTTCACATAAAGCAACTGCCTGCATCATTGTTGAAAAGGCTAATGATGTAGTAGCAGCACCAACTGCATTGTCTAGGTTGTCAATAAGATTACAACACTCATTATCAAACTCTGCTGCAACAGCATTACCTGCAATTTGACCAAATGTAGCCATTGCGTTACCACCTGATGCTGTGTGAACTGTCATATCACTAACTGAAAGCACAATAGAGTTTCTTTCTACTGAGATTGTGTGGCTTGTTGATGTGAAAGCTGTGTTTGCTACTGTATCACCATCAGCACCTATTGCTGCATTTGTTACACTACCAACTGCAACTTTAGCCCATTCAGGAAATTCAACTTTAGCTGATCCTGAAGGTGCATACCCCAATGTAATAAGCGAAGGAAAAACTCCTGCTTTGTTAAATTGAATTGTTGCTGCTGCACCTGCGACCTGAGCAGCTTCACCAGCCATTCCACCCAAGTCAGTTTCATTAGCCATCAGATGATTACCTGCGTAACCATTCTGTGTCCAACCTTGAAGATTATTTAATAATCTATACATAATTTAAACCTACCTTTTTATTTTAAAATTGTTTCATTCCGTAATTATTATCTAATTTGTTCATTGCTTCTGAAGCACCCTTTGGATCTTTCTGAGCATATTCAGCCCAAGAACTATACCCACCATAATCTCCTGTTCCCTTTGTTGAGTTCGCAGGTCTTTGATTTGGAGTGCCTACTGTGTTAGTTTGCGTAACCCTGTTTGCAAACTTTTCCAACTTATCGAGTGATAAATCTTCTGCAATAGACTTATCTTCATCATTAGTAATACTTTCCATTAATGATGCTCTCTTGTTGGTTTTATAAGTATTATATTCCTCTGCTACACCTGATAGCTTCTCTATCTTAGCATTGGCTTCATCAAGTAAGGTCTTATACTCGCCCTGTTTTTCTAGGTCTTTCTTTCTAGCATTTTCTTGCTTTTCTTGAAGTTCCTCTAACTGCGACTTATAAGAATTAGCTTCATCAACTGCCTTATGCTTCTGAGCAACTACTTCATCTAATCTAGCTTTTGGAATACCTTGATCATTTGTATCAGCTTTTGTGCTGTCGTTTTTTGCGTTGTCGGTTTCAACGATGGGTGTGTTTTCATTTTGTTCGGTCATTTTATTTTCCTCTTTTGTGAGTTAAGTAACAAAATTACTATAAAATCTTCATACATATAATAGACATATTATACAATATAATAAAATAATTATTTTCCAATCTTAATCCGTATTGTCTTTGATTTGGGTAATTTTCTTTTGACTTCTTTGTTTACATCTATACCAATCATCTTAAAAATAGCTTCAGGGAATGGTTGTTCTTTAGTAGTTACCTTCCTATCTCTTTTAGCTAAATGATCTACCCTAGATCCATACGCAGCCCATATAACTCCAAATGAATTGTTAGTGCTATATGGTTTACAATCGTCCATAAAATCTCCTGACAATACTGGAGCAGTAGAATTTTTAAAGGCACTTGCTTGTCTTTTCAATATCCCCATTTTCTTTGCTTGTCCATAACTTAATCCTTCTTTAGGAATGTTCTTTCTTTCATTCTTTCTAGCCAATATAGAAGCCCATTTAGTTACATTTGTGCTATAACCTTTAAATTTCTTTCCGAATACATCTTTCCCTTTAAGGAATATATGATCTACATATCTCTTTCTTACCTTCATCGCCATCTTATCCATAAAAGCTCTATCAAGCATTTTCTCTAGCGTCCTTAGGTTTAGTAGATGCAGCAACAGGAAGCCATTGATGTCTACAATTAAATCCACCACCACCCATAAGAACATCTCCATATTCAGAGAATCTTGATACGATCTGTTGCTCTGTTAGTTCTCCTCCATCAATCATATCAATACATTCATCTCTTGTCCTATCATCTAATGCTCCTACATATTGATACTTCGTCTTATTAGGTAGCGTGTCCATCATAACCTTATTAACACTACGAGAATAATTATTCAGCCCTGTTGTTACAAGAGTTCTCATCTGTGCATTGGATAGTCCTGATTGTGCTTGTATTGCTTCTAATATACTCGCCTCTGTTCCTGCTCCTAAAGCACCCTTAATTATCTCTGACTTCATTATATTAGCCATATCATCTAACTTATCTGTGAATGTGGTTGTACTGAAGTTAGTGAGTGCTTGTAAGGTTTCCTCTGTAACTTGTCCAAACACCTTCATATCTGCAAGAACTTGATTGTGTGCTTGGTTATACCCTACTAATATATTTTGTGCCTTAATCTTAACGATTTCTTTAAAGTTAAATTGATCTAATATCTCTATCAATGTAGCAGCAGTTCCTGCCCTTTGAGTTTGTTGAACAGCATTTAATATCTCTACTACTACCGACTTTTGTAGCGTTTCAAGTTGTAGTGCTATCTTCTCTGCTGCTATATCTATGTTCACTTGATTCGCCATTATTCAACTGGTTTAATTAGTGCTTCAAGCAACGAGCCATTAGGAGTGGTTTCTTCTACTTTAGTTTCTGCTACTCGTTCATCGAGATATGCCTGTGCTGTTTCTCTATCGGGGAATCTGTCAGGATCTTTCTGTATTAAGATGTCAGCGACATCAATCATTCCGTGTGATAGTTCCCAATCCCACTTGGCTCGTCTTTCATCTGCTGATAGTATTTCTTCCTGTTCTTCATAATCTACCTTTAATAACTCTCCACCATTAAGACCTGCTTCAACACCTAAGATTATTGATTCTAATTCAAATACCTTATGCTCAATACCTCTCCACCGAATAATATCAGAGATACGGCTATCTTGTAGCTCGGTGTTTCTCAATTTCAGAGCCACACCTGATACTGCTGTACTGCCCTCTACGAATGATATATTTAGGTGATAGTTCTGTGCGAGGAGTTTGTAGGAATGTTCGATTGAACGAGCGAGAGCTTCAACTGTATTCGGTGGAGATACGATATTCATTGTTCCGTCTATACCTAAGAAACTAATCTTGTCCTGACCAACCTCTAGCGTGTCCTTCTCTACTTGGCTTCCATTTACATACATATACCCAAATGATTGGAACATAGTATTAGCATTGGAGTTTGTTTCCGATACATTGATTTCCATATTAGTAGCTATACAATCCATCACAGGAGTTGTA